GCCCGTATCTAACTGCGTCGATTATATGGTTGTTCGCATCCAAAAGTATAGGCAAAATGTCGCCCGTCAATTTATCGACCTTGTATGAGTACAGTCTAGCCTCTTGCGCGGCGTACTTGCACCTGGGGTGAATGACGATCTTCTCATAGCCTCGGAGATGCGCGATCCCGTCCTCGACCGATCCAGGACCCTTCTTTGCGGCCATGATATTAAAGCCTTGCCGCTTCATATAAGAGATTGTTTCCGGTCTGGCCGAGTCTGCGCGAATCGTGTGGTTTCTGCTCCCAGGCACGTTATCGAATAGGGCTGGCGTCTCTGTGATCTCTACGCCGACCCCATAAGCCTCGTACTCTATGTATAGATTGCGCTTATGTATCCACATTCTGACGAGCGTGGTCGGGTCTTGTGAGAAGCCCCAGTCTGCTCCGTAGTACGGGCCATTCCAATCCGCCTCGGGCGTAAAGTCATCTATTACCCACTTGCCCTTAAGCACCTGGGCATCTCCAATCTTCTTGCACTCGCCACCCCAGATATGCGCGGCTGAGTCTGGATCTACCCTGTAGTCGTACTCCATCTCCTTGCGGAGTTCTATCGGGAACCAAGGGTTCTGGTCGTGGTTGACCTTGCGAACTATTGCGTCTGGTGGTGGGTTCTTTACGAACCGCGTATAGGTTGGGTCGGTCTCCTGCTCGGGGTTAAACGTGACCCAGATCTCTGAACCAGGCTTGCGGATAGTAGGAACGAGAATCTTCCAAGATTCTTCAGATACGCGCTCGGCTTCCTCTACCCAGCAGATGTCGATTCCCTCCATAGACTTGATCTTGGTAGTGTTGTGTCTCAGCCCCTCGAAGATAAAGAGCGAGCCGTTGACCCCTCGGATCTCTGCGTTCTGTACCTCTAGCCTAGCCGATAGGTTAAGAGCCTCTATCTGGTCTGCTAAGAGCCGGTGTACCGAATCCCTGATAGATGACTGGAGTTCTCGAGCGCAGAGGATACGGACGGGTTTACTTGCGGCCAGCAGGCATAAGACGCGGGCAACAGACCAACTCTTAGCTGATCCTCGGCCTCCGTAGGCGACCTTGTATCGTGCTGGCTGGGTTAGAAACTGGAAGGCTTCTGGTAACTCAACCTTCACTTGGTGGGTTTTTCCAGACTACCTCGACGCTGGGCGCACCATCTGGGTATCTGTTCTCAATCTCTTGGCGCTCAGAATAGCCATGCTTGCTCAGTATTAGTTTGGTAATCGTCGGGTTAAAGTTCCCTGTGAGGCTGTTATTTATGAGCCCCTTCTCCTGTAATGAAAGTAACGACTCAATAATGTTAGAAAATTTCTCGTTTTCTTTTGCCCAGACGTGCATAGTCTCCCGTCTTTTGCCGAGAGCGACCGCTAACCCTGCGATAGTAGGGATCACATCGCCTGCCTCTAAGTAGCCACCATTCACATACTTAAGGGCTGGTTCTATGTTGTCTTCTAGTGTGCTTGGTCTGGCCATGATCTATTGCTTTCTATAAATGGCGACATAGTCACCCCATTCTTGTCCTGGATCTGTGTAGCTGTCTAGTAGGGTTACCGGTTTATTTGCTGCCGTTGCCCAGTTTGCTAGGGCTTTTCCTGCGTCTGGGTAGAACCTCCAGCAATCTACTGGGTGTCTGTGGACCTTACCTTTGCTTGGGGCGTTTATGTATATGTAGCCGCCAGGCTTAGTGATCCTGACCATTTCTAGGAAGGTCATCCAGAAGAATTCTGAGTGTTCAAAGACTGAGCTTGATACCGTGATCTCGCAATAGTTATCGGCCAGCGGGAAAAGGTATGGGTCTTCTAGGATGATCTCGACGTTCTTACCTGGCGCATAGTCCACGCCGATGTAGACGAATCTGCTTGGGGTGGCTTCCTTTAGGCTGCCGTTTATATCTTGCGAACCAATGTCTACTACGCGGCCAGACTGGAATTCTTTCCCGTGGTCGCGGAAGAATCGCTTGGCGTTATCTAGTGCCGACTTGTGCATATAGTTCGTGGTCTTTTACCCACGCCTTAAATATAGATCCGTCTTGGTCATCTACGGGTAGCGAGTTATGGCCGGTCCCGATGCCGTCTCGTCCAGGCATACCCTTTATGCCGACCACATAATTCGTGGGAAATAGTTTCTTGTCCGAATGCTTTTGCCAAAGATCCTTGTCTATAAAGCGCACGTTCGGTCTACAGACCCTTGCGAATGTCTGGATGGCCTTACCCCTCATGGCCGTCGAACAAAGGCTGCTATGGCTTTTATTCTTGCCTGTCTTGGCCGTCTTAGTTTTGATGTTGTAGTACCTGGCGTGGGATTCGCCAACCAGTTCTGCATGGTTGAGCATCTCTGAGACTGCGGTTAGCCAGTTTGGATGGTAGTAATCGTCGTCTTCTATTATTGCGAGCTTGTCGGTGCAATGCTTGAGACCGAGCAATAGATTCTGGGCCTGCGTGTTTTGTCCTGGCTTCCAGAATGGTTCTCTGCGAATGATCTTTATTTCCCAGTCGCGTTCTATTGTGATCTGCTGAGGATCTTTACCGTCGTCGACGATAATCCATCTGACCGGACCCCTATAGGTTTGGTTCCCCATAAGAGTCTGGCAGATGGAAAATGCTTCTGGGCGGCAACCTGTCGCGGTAAGCAGCGACAACGTCTTAGGCATCTTTAGGCTTTAGCTTGTAGGCGTAAACCTCTTTGCGGCCAAATGCCTTGGGCCTTGCGACCTTCTCCCGATCTATTAGCCCTTTCTTGTTGAGGTAGCTAAGGCTCATTCCGATCTGCTCATGCTTTAGCTCTGGGTTCTTCTCCATAAGCGCGGCATGGGTAAGCGGATCTCCTGGCTTTAGGCTCTCCAAGATCTTCGTAATCGCGCCCGATCTCTGCGGCTTTACTTCTTCTGACATTCTGCCCACTCCATTATCTGTGATAGATGAGATCGTATCACATGGCACGACATGAGAATAGATTCTTTGCTTTCCGCGTTTGTGTTGCGGAGTTCTTTGCCCAGGTCGTTTAGGCGTTGTGTGATTTGGATATAGGCGAGGGCGGGATCGTTCATTTCTTGTTGCTCCATAGTTCTAGGCAGGTCTGTTCTAGTTCCCAGCTTGGGGGGTTGGTTTTTAGGGCGTCCTTAATCCCAAGGTTATAAGACTTCACGATGTCCGTGGGAAGGTCTAGGGCGGTCTGTAGAGATTCGTGCTTGCTGAACATCTTATCTGCGGCCAGGACCGTAAGCAGGGTTAAGAGTACGCCTAGCGCAAAGCCCATCCAGTATGTCTCCGTCTTTGCCATTCTCATGATGCCTCCGTGGGTTATTTGCATCATTGCCCCTTTGCCATATTGTTGTTGACCATTCTCTCGATTTCTTCTTCCAGATCTTGCTGGCGTTTCTCCTCGTATGCAATGCCTTCTTTTAGAAAGGCTTCTGCGACATTTGGAAATCCCTTTTGGAGTGCTTCTAGTGCGAGCTTGAGTGATTCGTAGGTCATATATTTTTCTCCGTTAGTCGTGCTTCTATTTCTACGGCCAGCAGACGTGGGTCATGGCTGAACTCTTTTAGAATCTTCTCGAACTCATCATCGGTAAGGCTTACCCATTCACGGTTGTAGATTTCGGCCTCTGGTATTGCCTGCTCGACTAGCTTGTGCTTGTTCAAATCCCACCAGATTTTTGTCAGGTGTGTGGTCATGTGTTCTTCTCCTTTAGTTTGGCTTCGGTGGCTTCAAGACGCTGAATGTCTGTACCGTAAAATGCCTCAACCAATTTTTCTTTTTCCTCATCCATCAGCCCAACCCATTCTTTTGATGGTGCGGTTTTAGAACAAGCCCCAACGCACCCGTTTGTTGCTTGACATTGTGGATATGTACAGCGCACCGCATGCACCACAGGTCTGGTGTAAATGTCTGACGGATGAAGGTGCTGAGTGACCACCTTTCCATCTTCAAACCAAGTCTTTGTGCCGATCACAGGCTCTTGCTTCTCTGCCTGCTCGATGGCTTGGCGTAGTTCGTCGATTTCCTCTTGCATCCGTTCACGAATCATCTGCTCAGTCACTATGCCCTCATGGCCTGGGTGTTCTTCACAACGTTGTTGCCATGTCTTAATCATTGGCGTTCTTTCTCTTTAATCGGGCTTCGATGGCTTCCGCAAAATCCAGCACGTTCTGGTGTGCAGAGCAAATGTGAAACTCCACAGCACTCCCAGCCTCGGCTTTGTTACATTTCCAGATTTCATCTGCGGTCAGCCCAACCCATTCTTTCTTTGGTGGTGCTGTCTGTGGACGGGTGCTCTTTCCCCAAGAAGCCAGCGTTCGTGCATAGTCAATCATTGACATCATTTCTTGGCGCTGATGGTCTGACAAGGGCTTTTCGTCATCAATGGTTGATGTGGATAGATATGCCCCTTTCTTAATAATGATTGAAAACAAGTTATCCCATCCGCATGGGTAAGGACACGCCATAGGCTCTTGCTTCTCTGCCTGCTCTAACTTTTGACGTAACTCATCTCTCTGCGCTCGCACGCATTCAGGTCTGTTGCAGTAATAACTGCATGTGTGAATGCTCATTTCTCACCCCTTGCTCTGATTGCGTTATAGACGAGGATTGCCCCGTTCTGCCGTTCGGTATTGCCGTATGACGAATTAATAATGTTTTCACACAACCTCGCACACGCCTCACGCTCTTGCTGAATAGCCCGTCTGATTGCGTCTCTGGTGCTGGCGTGACCTTGTATTGCCGTCTCTATAATTTCGTTTTCTGTCATTTGATCACCTTTTGAAAGTCGATCATGTCTAGCTCTATGGTCTTAAATGGATGATCGCAATCTAAGCAGACCCGTCTTCGTTCGACATAAAAGAAGTTGTTGTTGATATCGCGGAAGCTGCGGACATCTTTTGTTTTGATGTTGTTACTTTCGCATTTTGGGCAATTCAATTTTCATCCCCTTCTTGATTGCGTCGTTTATATTGTTGACGTTGAGCTTGTAATAAATGCGGTCCTTATGCTTGTGCAGGGTTGCTACCGTGATCTGCATTAGCTCTGCGACGTCGTAAGTGCTCAAACCAATGTTGTAAAGGTGAAGAATAAGCGACTGCCTCGCCATTAATGGCCAGCGGTTTTTGCTGTTGTACTTGCGCGGGTCTTTCCACTTCCTCGGTATTCTTCCCTTTGTCTTTCGGAATGGGTCGTGCCAGCGAAATCTTGTTGAACGGGTCGTGCCATCGGAATTCTTTGTACTTGGGTTCGTAATAGACATAAGAGTTACTTGGGCCTTTTTGTCTTTCCATTTGACCGAGATCTACTTTGCGGTCCAGCTGCTTTCTGGCGGTGCGCTCGGAGATCTTTCGTTTCTTGGCGTATTCCTTGATGGTTATCACGGCAGCATCTCCACCGACATGAGTTTCCCGTAGCGGTCGAACTTGATCTTTACATTCGGCTTGAACTTGTCGCTCTGGCGTTGGCTGCGATAGTTGAATCCGAGCCTGGCGTCTTTGTAGCGGACGATCTGGATGTTGTACTCGTTAGACTTGCGTTTCTCTTTTGGCTTTAGGCGGTACTCGCCATCGAGCCAGTCAGGGAAATTGATGTCGATCCATTCGCCTGCATCGTTCTTGGTCTGGATCTTTGCGCCATCTGCCCAGGCTTTTATCAGGGCTGCGTGTTTTTGTTTCATAGTTATCACCTCAATAGTTCGGGAACAAAAAGGAAAAGAATCGTCAGGCTTATAAAGAGGCTACTTACCCCCAAGGCTTCCCAGAATTGCTTTTTTTCTATCCTTAGCGGCGATGAGCTTCTGTATAGCATTGGGGTCGGTACGGGCTTTTTCTTTAGCGATCGTGAATATCTGCTGTAGTTCATTTAAGTCTCCTGCTTCTTCAATAGCGATAAGGTCGTCTGTAATGTCGACTGGTTGTTTCTTTTGCACCTCGTGGGTGCTCGCGTCAGCATCGTTGTCGCCTTCTGTCGGTATGCAAAAGGTTTGGATGCAGGCGTATTTATAGGCGGCGCTCATGGCTTTGTTGGTGGCTTTATCGCCAGAGTCCATTGCCTCTCCGAAAGTCTTAACGGTGTGCTTGCTACCGTCTGCGGCAGAGACAAGATCGAACTCGGCTTCTACCGTGACATAGAAAAGAGCCGTTCCGCTTTTGTTGGTTCTCTCCTCTACTGTCCTGGCAATCATCCTCGGAAGGATGCAGAGTTGCGCCTCGGCCACCAGACCAGAGATCGTGTTGTATATCTGATCGATACTGCGGAACATAAACTTCTGAGCTTCGTTTTTGCTGTCCTTCGCGATGCCTACCTCGGACAGTTTTGCCTGCACCTTATTAATTGCTTTATAGACTTCCATTTATTTTTTCCCCTTTAGTAGTCTGTAACGGGCGAACCGCTTCTCGCCCATGTAGACCATCTCTGTAATGATCGGATGACCCTGGCGCTTAAGCTCAGAGATGCGGGTGGCTAGCTTCATACTCCCGCAACCCTTGAGCGCGTCCAGGGCCGTGATAGGCCCTTTCTTGAGGGCGTTAAGTATCCAGGTGTGCTGGCTCATAACGACTGGTACTTAGCGGCGTATATAAGACGCTCGGCAAGATCGAGCGCGTCGTCTTTACTGAGGTTGAACTTGGCCTCTAATGTGCCGAGCCGTACCCCAAGATAGATCTCCTCTTTCGTAAGAGGGAAGACACTAACCTTCATGAGGTTGCATTCGTCGTGCTTGTAGTAAGCGGCGCGTTCCATCTTTACTGCGAGAACTTCTTGCTCGTGGTTGCTCAATTGCTGTAAGTCATCCATTTCTTTCTCCTTGGTTGGGTTGCACTACGGGATCTATTATCTATCAAAAATCGCCCTCACAATAGATCTTGCAATAGATTATTGATAAAATTTTGTTTCCTATCTATTGCGAAAAGAAAAGGTTTCCTTATGAGTTCACCTACCCAGAGATCCCTGGCTTTGCTGCGGGAGCGCGGGCTTACCGCCGCCATCGTCGAGCATTGGAACCCTTTTGCAAAAATCAGAAATGACCTATGGGGCTTTGTGGACATACTGGCAATAGGGGAATCCCTAACCCTGGGGGTGCAGACGACGAGCCGGTCGAACATGGCCGCTAGGATTGCCAAGATTTCTGAGCATGAGAACTGGCCTGCGGTCTTGCGGGCAGGGTGGAAGATGGAGGTCCACGGCTGGGCTAAGAACAAGGCGGGACGATGGGAAGTAAAAATTTTTGAGTTCTGACTGAGATCTCATGTATACTTCGGTTATCGGAAGTGACGCTCCGGTGTTAGGCAGAAACCGCGTAGTACCCAGAACCTCTTAGTGAGGGCTTGTAGTCATCGTTTGGTTTCTGCCCGATGCTGGCCTGTCAAGCCCAAGTCCTCACTAAGGGGTTTTTTTATTGGGCTTTCCGATCGTGCTGATCGCGTTAGCAATGCGCCCACCCCGGCGGCTGTCAAGAAAAGGGTACAGGTAAGCCACGAAGTCTGTGAGCCGGTGCAAATCCGAAAGAATCCTGCGACTGGCAGAACTCCCAAGTCGAGGGCAAAACGTAATCAACCGTTTGCATGGGAGTCCGGTATATCCGGGGGCGATAACCTTTGCTGAATACTCTTATGGGGTAGGGGGCAGTTTGGGCGATGTATATGAAAAAAGACTTTGTGGAGTACCTGCTCAATCCTATGACCCCAGGGTCGAAAGCGCATGTCTGGCTAGGGTTGGATTCTGCTTGCAAGATGTTTAGTACAGGAGGGATGGGAAAACGGCGACAAAAACTATTCACTACACCGATGGGCAAAAAGATTTGCGAGATGTGCGCGACCGTTCTATCTAACAAAGAAAGATTGAAAAAATGACGATCGGATACAAGATGAGTGAGCAACGAGGGTTTGAAGTTTTTCTAAACGGTAACGGTACGATTTCAATCAAGCAGCTTGATCCGCTAACGAACCACGAGAATTTGATTGTTCTAAGCAAGTCGGAAGCGGATGCGTTGCAAAGCTGTCTCTTAGAACTAATACCAGATACCGTAGACCTGATAGAAGAAATTACAGAAAACCAAGAAGGAGAGCAAAGCAATGGAAACGAGCCAAGTTGATTTTGATCAGTTTTGGAAGCACTACCCACGCAAGGTAGCAAAGGCAGAAGCAAGAAAAGCCTGGAAGCAGACAGAGAAAGTAAGACCAGCAGTAGAGGAAGTGATAAAGGCAATCAAGCTCGCTTGCCAGACGGAACAATGGATGCGAGGCGGTGGTCAGTTCATACCCCATGCAGCCACCTGGCTACGCGGAGAGCGATGGGAAGATGAGCACGAAGTGAAACTCCCCGATGTCGTAAATGAGAAGCCTTGGCATGAGAGTGCCAGCGGTATAGAGGCAAAGGGTCGAGAGTTAGGTCTCACCCCAGATCAGTTCCCGTCCTGGCCGCAGTTCAAGCAGGCAGTCATGCACCAGATGATGAGGGCAGCGTGATGGATAAAAAAATAGACCCCAACGAAGCCGTCGAGTACATCTACAAATATTCCAAAGAGTTTGCTAAAGCCAAGAGCGAGCGCGTCTATTTGGAAGAATTCCGTAAGTCCAAGAAGTCTATGCTTATGACCCATTCCCCAGAGCAAACCATCGGCGGGCAGGAAAGAGACGCATACCGGCATCCAGAGTACCTTCAGCTTTTAGAAGGTCTGAAAGCCGCGGTCGAGACCGAGGAGAAACTCCGCTGGCATCTCATCGCAGCCCAAGCAAGGATCGACATATTCCGAACAATAGAAGCCTCTAACCGAGGTATAGATAAGGCAACCAGATGAGATACCTAGTCACCGGATGTGCGGGCTTTATCGGCCACGCGGTAAGTAAGAGATTGCTTCAGGAAGGCAACGAGGTCGTCGGCATAGATAACCTGAATGCCTACTACGATGTGCGGCTGAAGATGCGGAGGTTGCAGGATCTACAGACCCACAAGCCTTTCGTCTTTCACCGCCTAGAGCTTGACAACATTTCGGGGGTTGCAGACGACTACGATGGAATCATCCACTTGGCTGCCCAGCCTGGAGTGCGCGCCAGCAGAGACAACCCAGACCAAACTTACCATTGCAATGTGACGGGCTTCTACAGGCTTCTGGAGGCTTTCAAAGGCTCAGACATACCCATCATCTACGCGTCCTCGTCATCGGTCTACGGAGCGAATCCGACGCCTTTCTGCGAGTCCCAGGAGATGAAGCCAACCTCCTGGTATGGCGTGACCAAAATGCTCAACGAAAAGATGGCAGAGACCTACGCGCAGAATCACCAGATGATCCTGACGGGCCTGCGGTTCTTCACCGTATACGGTCCCTGGGGTCGGCCAGACATGGCAGCGTGGAAATTCGTCGAGTCTATAAGGAAGGGCTTTCCGATCATCGTCCACGATGAACAACGGATGTTCCGGGACTTCACCTATATAGATGACATCGTGGAGGGCATACTACGGGTAGTAGCTCATGAACCTACCGGCCATCAGGTCTATAACATCGGGGGCGGGCAGATGATCCGTCTGTCGGAGTTTATAAAGATCATCGAGGAGCGGGTAGGCAAGAAGGCGCAAAAGATCTATCGTGAGCCAGACGAAGGCGAGATGATGATGACCTGCGCGAATACCGCGAAGCTAGAAAACAAGTTCTGGTTTGCGCCCACCACTACCGTACAGGCAGGCATCGATAAGTTCGTGACCTGGTTCGACCATGAGCAGATCTGAGAAGGAACACCTCAACCGTGTGGCCGAGATCGGCTGCATCCTCTGTAAACATCTTGGCTTTGACGACACGCCCGCAGAGATCCATCACCTTAGACATGGGCAAGGCATGGCTCAGAGGGCTAGTAACTTCCTCACCGTACCGCTTTGCCCCGAGCACCATAGGGGAAACTCTGGCTATCACGGCATGGGCGAGAAAGCCTTTTACACGCGCTACAAACTGAGCGAGCTAGATCTATTGGCCATGACAATAGAACACCTGTATAATAGAACCTAGTACAACCAAGGAGAAGAAAATGAGCATCAAAGAAAGCACACACTGGTATACCCGCGCAGGCAACCCGATGTATACGATCATCGGCAAGAACGGCAAGGAGAGGAACACGACCTTGCGAGATGCCCGCACCCTCGATCTAGTCCCGTCTGTGACTACGATCCTCGGGGTGGCCGCAAAGCCTGGTCTTGAGAAATGGAAGCAGGAGCAAGTCCTACTGGCGGCTCTTACGCTACCGCGCCAGGACGGAGAAGGCGAGAAGGATTGGCTTGCCCGCGTGATGGACGACTCCCGAGAGTCTGCGATAAAGGCAGCAGATCGCGGGACGGAAATCCACGAAGCGGTGCAAAGCCATTATGAGAAGGCATCCTATGACATCAGCTTCGCGCCGTATGTCATCGCTACCGAGAAGATCCTCATGGATAATTTCGGCACATGGGACTGGACTGCCGAGCAATCTTTTGCCTCGGCTTTAGGCTTTGGCGGCAAGGTCGATCTGCATTGCAAGAATGTGGTGGTCGATATTAAGACCAAGGACTTCGCCCCAGGCGATAAGGTCGAGGGTTACGATGAACATCTAATGCAGCTTGCCGCCTATCGTGCCGGCTTAAATATGCCTGCCGGTACACGCTGCGCCAACCTGTTCCTATCCCGTTCGGTTCCTGGCCACCTAGAGGTCGTAGAGTGGACGCAAGAGGATCTGGCTCGAGGCTGGGAGATGTTCGTCAGGCTTTTGGAGTTCTGGCAGATCAAGAACGCGCACAAATAATGGATTGGGAAACGCCTCTGGCCATTCTGCTCTGGATGGCCGTCTTTGCCTTCGCGCCTATGGCGTTCGGGTTCTTTGTTGGTGGAATCGTTGCATTGTTTTGGAGAAATAAATGAGTTCAGTAAATAAGGTTTTTATTTTGGGCAGGCTTGGCAAAGACCCAGAGATTCGACATACCTCGGACGGAACACCCGTTGCCAATATGTCCGTGGCCACCTCGAGCTTCTCTGGCAAGGGATCGGATCGGAAAGAGCACACGGAATGGCATAAGGTCGTAGCCTTTAACCAGGCGGCAGAGGTCGTGCAGAACTATGTTAAGAAGGGTTCCCAGATCCACATAGAAGGGTCAATCAGAACTACTAAGTACCAGGACAAAGAGGGCAATGACCGTTACTCTACAGAGGTCGTAGTCGGGCGTTTAACGCTCTTGGGTAAACCAGAGGGTAGTGGTAGCAAAGACACCGCCCAGGACTATGCGCGGGCTTCTGGCGGGCAATACGAAGACGATCCAGCGTTCTAAGACTTCCTGGCCGGTATCGGTGAGAGCCGGTTGTTTCGATGACAACGCCGGTCAGGAACCCTAAAAAAAAGCCCCACGCTTAGGTGGGGCTAACCCTTGTGACAGGGAGGGGAGGTAATCATGACAAGTACAGTCTACGCTCATCCTCTCGGCGGCGCACTAGACCAGGCAATACTTTTCCTGCGGCTTTCGTCCACATCATAAACGCCTCTGCCGCACCGTCGTAATCTCTGCGGTTATGGCGCATACGAATAGAACTGCGTTGCAGATTGCCAAGCCCCACATTAAATGCGAAGGAAACGAGAGCAGATTTTTGGCCATCAGTAGTAAGAGGGCAAAGTCGATCCACCCCGCGAACAAAATGAGCAAGGTCTTTTTCAAGTAACTCGTCCACCTCTGTCATCGACCAAACGCGGTCGTCGCCTGGTTGTAGTTTGTATTCCCGCCGGATCATCTCCTGATCCTTGCGAATCATTGGCAGCTTGATCTGGTCCTGATACAACACATGACCGACACCTACCGTCCAGATATGCGCTGGACATAAATAAGGCTTCTGCCGCACCCCCTCGTGGTGCTTCATCTTCTCGATTGCCTCCGGTAGTAGGCGGCTCATCTCGACTTCGCAAATGCTTGGGTTCCGAACCAGAACGCGACAATAGAACTCACGATCTGCATTTCCTCATCCGTAAAGACGAGGGCCAGGGCGGTCGTGAAATCTACGCCGGTTTTCATTGCCCACCACATCGCCAAGAAATTGATGAGCACAAGCTCAAGCACAAAGATGTAGGTCACGATGGGACGAACGCTTGAGCGCAGATTAACCACCCATTGCGACGCGCCTTCTCCGATCTTTGCGTCGTGCGCCAGGGCTGCTTGGATTGTGTCTGACTGGGCTTGTATGGCTACTTGGTCCGTTCGGATCTCCTCGATCCTTGCTTGCGCGGCAAACCCTTGGGCGGCTAGGGCAAGCTCTCGCTCGGTCTGCATCTTGGCAAGGTTTAATTCGTGCGCCTTGTCTTTGCTGTCTTGAAAGAAATCAAGAAACTTGGGCAGGCCACCAGCCAAGAAAGAGACAAGGGTTGTAAGGAGCGTAATCATATTTTGCCTTTCGTATAGAGCCAGACTGAGCCAATAATCATCCCAGCCAATACTAAGCCCAGGACAGACAGCCAAAAGCCTAGCAGGATGTTCTGTAATAGTTCGCCGCGTTTCTTTTTCTTCTCAGCTGCGGATCTTATTCTTTCGCGCTCTGTCGCTTCCCTTGCCTGCCTAGCCTTTACTTGAAACTCTAACCAGTCATTCCAAAGGCCAGGACGGCCTTTGTAGATCATCAGTTCTTTTAGCTCTTGCTGCTGTCGTTTGAGTTCTTCAAGAGCGAAAAATTCTTCAAGGTCACTTCGCTGATCTGGGGGCTTTTCTTCAACCTTCTTCTGTAGATCATTCTTTGCGTTGAACCAATCAACAACAGAACGGGCTGCGCTAGCGATCTCACCAGAGTTGGCAATCGCCTCTTTGATGACTGCGAACGCGGCATTGGCCGCCGCAAGTTCGACGAGCATGATTCATGACCGATCTT